TAATGGGTGGAAGAAGACGTCCGGCTCCCCCGCCCCCACCACCACCAGCACCAAACCCTGCACCACCAATAGAACCAACACCACCACCACCAAAAACTAAACCAAAGAAAGATAAAAAAGCAATAAAGAAAGGCGCAATGCGTTCAGGTACTAAAGTTTTACAGTCTACAACAGGCTTAGGAATCCCTACTAATGCAGGAGGGTCAGGAGTGAACATACCTTAATGGATATACAAAAAGACACTACAGCTAAACAGCGATATGAAAAACTTTCTGCAGACAGATTTCATTTTCTTGATAGAGCGCGTGATTGTTCTGAATTAACAATACCGTCACTTATTCCTGACGAAAGTTTTAGTGAAAGTTCTGAACTGTATACTCCTTTTCAATCAGTAGGTGCAAGAGGTGTTAATAATTTAGCATCAAAATTGTTGTTGTTGTTACTTCCTCCTAATTCACCATTCTTTAGATTTAGTATTAGTGGCAAAGCTAAGGAAGAATTAGACCAACAAAAAGAAGCTAAGGCATCTGTTGAAGAAGCATTGGGAAAAATGGAACGAGAAATATCACACAAAATTGAACGCCTTGCTTTACGTGTGTCTACTTTTGAAGCACTAAAACACCTGATTGTTGCCGGGAACGTCTTGGCGTATTTGCCTAAAGAAGGTAACATGAGAGTGTACCCTTTGACGCAATATGTTTGTACCAGAGATTCCAGTGGAACGTTATTAGAAATTGTTATTAAAGAAAACATTAGTCCTTTATCTTTAGATGATGACACACGAGTTGAGTTAGAAGGCCAATATAAAGACGACGAAAGTTTAGACATTTTTACACATATTTATAAATTACCCGATAAAAAATACTACGTATGCCAAGAGATTAAAGGTGTAAAATTACAAAATTCAATTGGAACATACACGGAAAATAACTTTCCTTATATGGCTTTAAGAATGATTCGCGTAGATAATGAAGATTACGGTCGTAGTTATGTTGAAGAATTTTTAGGTGATTTAAAATCTTTAGAAGGCTTATCACAATCCTTAGTCGAAAGTGCTGCAGCATCTAGTAAAGTTGTTTTTATGGTTAAACCTAATTCAGTAACTAGGAAAAGTGATTTGGCACAGACACGTAACGGCGATATTATTACTGGTACCCGTGAGGATGTCACTTGTTTACAATCAGAAAAACAATATGATTTACAAATTGTAGAACGAAGCATTTCTAAATTAGAAGAAAGGCTAGCTTTTGCTTTCTTATTACACACAGCAATACAACGAGAAGCTGAAAGAGTAACTGCACAAGAAATTAGATACATGGCACAACAATTAGAAACTTCTATGGGTGGCGTGTATTCTTTATTATCACAAGAATTTCAATTACCTTTAGTTAACGTGTTGATGAAACGTATGCAACAAGCTAAAGAGATACCAACACTGCCAAAAGGCTCAGTGGAACCAGTCATTGTTACTGGAATAGAAGCATTAGGCAGAGGCAACGACTTACAAAAATTAAGAGAATTTGTGATGGAGATAATGAACGTTGCGCAAGTCAATCCGCAAATTGCGCAAGCACTCAATACACAAGACCTTGTAACTCGTATTGCCACCGGACTAGGAATAGATGTTGAGGGTTTAATTAAAACCCAAGACCAGCTACAAGCCGAGCAAGAAGCAGCCATGGCACAACAACAAGAAGCTATGGTAACTGAAAAAGCAATGGATGTAGTAGCGCCGGCAGCTGCGGAAGCAGTTAAAAACGACGTAGCAGAATAACACCTGCAAGGAGTGTCAAGTGGATACAATAGAAATTACATCAGAAGAAACAGCTTCTGAAAAACCAGGAGCAGAAGCCCCTGTAACGGAAACAGCGCCGTCTGAAAAACCGGCTGGTTTGCCCGAAAAATTTGAATCGGTTGATGAGTTAGTAAAATCTTATCAAGAATTAGAAAAAAAATTAGGGACAACTTCACCAGAAGAAACTCCTAAAGCTGAGAAAGAAAGTCTTGAAATTGGTGAACAAGCAGCAAACAGCGCTGGACTTGATATGGATGCGCTTGTACAAGAATACCAAACAGACGGGCAGTTGTCAGATACTACTTATGAAAAATTTGAAAAAGTTGGAATTACAAAAGAGTATGTTGATACTTACATTGCAGGACAAGAAGCTTTACAACAACGTCAATCAAGTGAAATTAAAAGCACAGTTGGTGGCGATGAAGCTTATTCAAAATTAGTAACTTGGGCCTCTGACAATTTAAACGCTGCAGAACAAGAAGCTTATAACAACGCGGTTAACTCAGGAGACATGGAAACTGTAAAATTAGCAGTGTCTGGGCTGCAAGCACGTTATGTGAGCAACACTGGAAGTGAACCAAATTTACTTGATGGTAAAACATCAACTCCAGCATCACCCGGCTACGATAGTTGGGCGCAAGTAACTGCGGCCATGGCTGACCCGCGTTATGAAAAAGATTCAGCGTACAGAAATGAAGTACAAAACAAATTAAAAGGAAGTAATTTATAATGTATTTAACTTTATTAAAACTTCACTATACAACTGAGCTTTCTAAAGCTGAAATCCAAATAGACTTGGCCTTACAAAATCCAGGGACAAGTTCATTTGATGCTGTTAAAGATAATTTTGATTCTTTAATACAGTGTCGCCAAGCTCTGGAAACAATAACTTCTATTGAAGAAAAAGCAAAAGAAAAAAATGATTCTCCTAAATAGCTGTGCTAACTTATTAGTTGGCAGCTAGCTAAAACATTTTATCGGAAATAGCCTGACCTGGTGCGCCAGACAATCTTGTGAAATAACGAAGTAAATGTGACAGCTTACATCAAAATTTTTATTAAAGGAGATTACAATGGCAAACGCAACACCAGCAAGTATTGGTAGAGCCAATGCCGGTGGTTCCGAAGACGCCCTATTTCTGAAAGTTTTTGCAGGCGAAGTCCTGACATCTTTTGAAAGAGCGTCTGTTACTCAAGGTGCCGATATGGTTAGAACTATCTCTAGCGGTAAGTCAGCGTCCTTCCCAGTAATGGGTAGAACAACTGCAGCATATCACACACCAGGTGCAGAAATCACTGGTACTGACGTAAACCACAACGAGAAAGTTATTTTAATTAATGACCTTCTTGTATCTAGTGCGTTCCTTTCTAACTTGGAAGAGGCAAAAAATCATTGGGATGTAAGAAGTGCATACTCTACAGAAATAGGTAGAGCTTTGGCTTTCGTCAAAGATAAACACATTTTACAAGTCATCGGTTTAGCTTCCCAAGCTAGTGCTAACGTGTCCGACTCAGGATATGGAGCAGGAACAACAGTAACAAACACTGACATTGCAAACGCAACTGACGCTACTTCAGCAAACGGATTTATTGCAGCATTATTTGATGCAGCAACTGCTTTAGATAACAACTATGTTCCTAAAGATGGTAGAATTTGTTTCCTAGACCCTACAATGTATTACAAGCTTTCAAACGCTACTAATGCAATTAACGTAGATTTTCGTGGTGAAGGTTCGATTGCTACTGGCCAAGTGCAGAAAATTGCAGGTATCGAATTAAGACCTATGCCTCATTTTGTAAAAGATGACGTAGGTACTTCTGACGTTGACGCAGGTTCTGCGACTCAAGGTGGTTCAACACCTCAGTCTGTAAACTTGACTAACTATGAGGGCTTAGTATGCCACCCTAGTGCTGTCGGTACAGTTAAACTACTAGACTTAGCCGTTGAAAGCGAATATGATATTCGTAGACAAGGAACCTTAATGGTTGCTAAATATGCTATGGGACATGGCGTATTAAGACCTGAGGCTGCTGTCGGTATCAAAGAAGCTTAACAACAGTTAATAACTTAGGGTAGATGGTTGATTCCGTCTACCCTTTTTTTCAAAGGAGCAAATAATGGCAACACAAATTACACCTACTACGGAGCTGCAGGCAGTAAACATTATGTTGTCTACCATTGGAGAAGCACCTGTAAACACAATCGAAGGTACAACTAATGTTGATGTGTCTGTAGCAAAATCAATTCTTGATGAAACGTCTTTAGCATTGCAAAGTGAAGGGTGGAACTTTAACACCCAACCTAAATACACTGTAACTAAAGATGATGAAAGTAAAATACCTTTACCAAGCAACACATTACAAGCAGACGCTGGAGCTGATTTTAGATATAGAAATCTTATTATTCGTAATGGGTATCTTTTCGATGTTGATAACAATACTGATACATTTACTGGAGATTTACCACAATTAGATTTAGTGCTTGCACAGCAATTTGAACAAATACCTGAGTATGCAAGACGCTACATTACAATGAAAGCAGCACGTCGTTTTGCCTCAAGATTTATTGGTGATGACACACTTACTGCACTTATACAACAAGATGAACAAGAAGCACTTATAGCATTTAAACAAGCTGATTCACGAAGTGAGGACAACAACATATTAACCAGCGATGCTAATACATATTCAATTATTAACAGGTTACCTAGAAGGAGATATTAATGGCTGTAGTTTCTCAGACGATACCCAATTTTAATAATGGTGTCAGTCAACAAACACCTACTCAACGTTTAAGCAGCCAAGCAACTGAACAAATTAATCTTGAAAATAATTTACTTAATGGACTATCTAAACGTCCACCTTTAGAATACATTGCTGACGTAGATGGAAGCAATGTGTATCCAAACACAGTAAAGACTTGGCCTATTACACGGGATGAAAACAATCAATATTTAACGGTGTGGTATAACGGAGGAGTAAAAGTATTTGGTTTAGATGGCACCTCTAAAACAGTAAACGTTCCTGATGGTGTCTCATATTTAACTAGCACGAATCCAAAAGAACATTTTAAAATGGTCAACATTGCTGACTATACTTTTGTTGTTAACACATCTATAACACCTACCGCTGATAGTTCAACATCAGCTGCTAAAGTACAAGAATTTTTAGTCTATGTAAAACAAGCAGGGTATGGCAGAGAATACACAGTACGTCTTACGCATCCTGATATTACTACTGACCTGGGTTACACTTGGATAGAAATGAGATTGCAAATGCCAGACGGTTCTGATGCAAACCACGACACAGCCTTTAGTGATACATCTAAAATTGCAAACATTTTATTGTATGGCAGTTCAAGCCAATATTGGAACGCGTCCTCAAGTATATCTGTAGCAGTAGTCCAGCTTACTGGCTCAACTGAAAGCACTTTGAGCACCACTACAGGATTAGCCAATGATTCAAGGATAACTCCGTATTTTGATTTTGAACAATATGGTTCTACTATTTATGGTACACCTAAAGATGGTGATGCAAACTACACAGTTGGTACACGGGACGGTGCAGGTTCATCAGCTATGTACTCTATAAGAGATTCAATTAACGACTTTGGACGGTTACCATTTTATGCAAAAGCAAATGTTATTATTAAAGTTACTGATGACGAAGGTGATAATATCAGTGATTACTATGTCAAATTTGAAGATGAAGGCATCTGGAATGAAACTATTGGTCCGAGTGTTTCTGTTGGTATAACAGACACTACGTTTGTCCACGCGTTATTAAACAACAATGATGGTACATTTACTTTTCAAAAATTAGCATGGTCTGATAGATTAGTTGGAGATTTAGTTACTAACCCAAATCCGTCATTCATTGGTAAACCAATTGCAAATTTAACTTTTTATAAAAATAGACTGGGAATATTATCAGGTGACAATCTTATTCTTTCAGGAAATGCAGACTTCTTTAATTTCTTTAGCACAACAGTCACTGCTGTATTAGACACAGATGTTATTGATATAGCAGCCTCAGGAACAGAAGTAAACTTTTTAAAGAATTCAGTATCTTTTAATGAAGGACTTTTATTATTTTCAGATACAGCACAATATAAATTAGAAGGAGCCCAAGGGGTTATCTCACCGACAACAGCAATACTAAACGAAGTTTCACGTTTTCAACATGATGATATTGTAACACCTATTAGTGCCGGACGTTTTGCGTACTTTGCACAAACACGAGGCGGCAACACTGCTATTAGGGAATATTTTTCTAATGATGACACGCTGACTAATGACGGTGTTGATTTAACAGTGCATGTAAATGAATACGTCCCTGATAAAGTATATCAAATATTACCTAATACTACGGAGGACATGTTGTTTGTTCTTGCTTCAGATGTTGCTGATAGTCAGACAGCGCCTTATTCCGTAGGGTCGGCAATTACTGCTACTAATGCAAGTAAACTTTACGTATATAAATATTTTAGACAAGATGCTGTAAAAAAAGTACAATCCGCTTGGAGCACTTGGACGTTCACCAATACTAAAATAGTTGGTGGCATGAGTATAGAAAACGTTTTGTATTTATTAGTGTCTGAAGGACAGACAACTAAATTGTGTAAAATAGATTTAAGCAACCCTGACGATACTACTATTGGTTTCAACCCGCACATTGATTTGAGAAAATCGGTGACTGGCACATATTCATCTGGAACAGGTTTAACAACTTTTACATCCCCGTATGGTGCAAAGACAGGACTGATGGCGGTTAACGCAAGTACAGGAGCTGACTATACAGCTACTAATACAACTGGTTCAACATATACTATTTCTGGAAACCACACAAGTTTATTAATAGGGGTTCCATACACCAGCACGTACACTATGTCACCACAATATGTGCGTGAGACTACAACAAATGGTACTATTAGTATAACTACTGGAAGGTACCAAGTGAGGACTATATCATTTGATTATGAAGACTCATCATTCTTTCAAATAGAAGTAACACCGGAAAATAGGGATAAAAACATTGCTTATTTAAACGGATACATTGTTGGTTTTACTGGAAAAATTGACATACCACAAACTTCGACAGGAACAATTAGAGTTCCTATTCAATGTAGAAACACGGATTACACTCTTGAAATTGTTAGTAGTTCGCATTTACCAATGCACATAACAGGCGCGGAGTTAGAAGGATTTTATCATAGACGTTCCAAAAGGGTATAAATACACAATAGTAAAAGCTGAACCTAAACATGTTTGGCAACTGGCTCCTAACATGAGTCCCCTAGAGGTACGCGAGATATATTCTTGTGATGGAAGTACGCCACATGAAGCCTTAGCTTGGCCTTTAACACAGAAAGGTGCTATTACGTTTGCTGGGTTAAATCAAAACAAACAATGTATAGCTATGTTTGGAACGCGTCCAACGGAAATTTCAAGAAGCGGTGTTATATGGTTTTTAAGCAGCGAAGAATTAAAACAAAGACCTTTAACTGTAATGAAAATGTGTTATGAAACAGTGCCACAGTTAATAGAAGGTTATGATTTTTTACATAATTTTGTAGATAGCAGACACACACAAGCACGTAAGTGGTTGAAATTATTAGGATTTAAAGAACAAATTACAGTAACAAATTTAACGTCAGAAAAAGTACCGTTTGTACTAATGACTTATGAGGTGAATAAATAATGGGAGCAGCATTACCGTACGTAAGTTTTGCAATTAAAGCAGTTGGTGCAATTAAAGAACATAACGCTATAAATGCAGCTGCCAGACAGCAAGAAAGATACAACCAATCGCTTCGTAGAAATGCAGACGCTGCATTAATGTGGGACACACAATTAATTGAAGCAGAAAAATCAGATGCTAAATATAAAAAAGAGAGTGTAAAACGGGATAAGAAAAGGGACGCTATGATTGAGGAAGCTAAAGCGTTAAATATGGGTTTTGGCAACGCTGATAAAATTGCACAAACAATATTTAGTGATTTAGGTACAGACATGGAAAGAGTTAATTTTGAGTATATGAAAGATTTAAGAAAGAATTATGCACAATTTGACCAAGCAGTTGCTAGAAGAGATAGAGTGTATAACACGACAAAATCGAAACCAAGAAGCAGTGTTTTGAATCTTGGTTTAGCTATTGGCGGTGCAGCAGCAGAATCAGCTTACATGCACCACGAGATGAATAGTTAAGGAGTTACAATGAGCGAAGAATATAGCAGTCAAATGACTAATAAGTATTACGGTGTAACCGATGTAGGTGCATCGTCTTCAAATACTGGCTCACAAGAAGCTAAAATGTTGGCTGATTCCTTAAAACAATTTGGGGCTTCTTTTGATAAAGCAGCAATATCTTACGTAACTGCCCAGAAAAAAACAGCCGATGCAGATGTTAAAACTTTGTTGCTTACAAAGTCTCCTAGCGAACTACAAAAAGAATTAGAAGCAGGAAAACACCCGTCACTGCAAGGTCTCTATGCAAAAAATGTTGTTGAAAATAATGTTGGAATGTATCACGGTGCTGACACGTTAGCAAAAATTAAAGAAGCTGAAGCTAATTATGATTTTACAAATGGTAATTATCAACAATTTCTTGAAGGTATAATAGATAATGAACAATTTGAAAATAAATCAGAAGGTTATAAAAAAGGTTTTAATGCTGTAGTTGTACCATACGTTTTATCACAAGAAAGCAAATATGCCCAACTTCTTGGTGCTCACACAAAAGCGGAACGTATGCGTAACCAAAGCAATGTTTTAGATACAACAACAGACCCAGATGCATTTTTTATTACACTAAACAATTTCCAAAAAGAATGGATAGGACCAGATGGTTCTAAAGAAATTTCATTAACGAATAAAGACTCTATTGATTTATTAGAAAATTATTTTACACTTAAAGCTGATAACGCTATTTCAATTGCCGAATTAGACCGTTTAGAAACTCTTTTAGTTGCGCAACGTCCTACTAAAAATGGCGCAAAACTTCCGTCATTAATAGACACGAACTATAAATGGGTGCAAGAAACTATAACAAAAATTAATGCAAGAAAAATAAGTTTGGCTACAGCTCAATTTACAGCGTTAAAAAATCAAAGAGCTGTAAATAAATTAAATATAGAAATACGATACAGAGAGTTATTAAGGAGCAATAAATCAGAAGATATAACAGAAAGAGCACGATTGTTACAAAATTACAGTATATATTATGGCTCCGAAGCCGCTGACAAATTAATAAATGAGACAGGATTTAATGCAGTTGATGCTGTGGCTAAAGGGGATGCAGCTACAAGAACGTTAAAAGGCCAATTTGGTTCGCTGTATTTATTAGAAGAATATTTAGATAATAATTATTCTGATTTAAGTAATGCTGCTAAAGAAAACATTTTAAAAGATTTTGAGAATAACGAACTAACTTATAAGCTTGTTTCTGACAATCCTGTGTACAAGGAGTTTTTAAAAGGGGTAGAAGCTGAAATTGCTGAAAGCCATACAACTGGTGTGGGCACTTTTCAAAGAAAAGGGGAAATTGAAATTAATAAATTTAACACGTTTGCTTTAGGAGAAATAAGAGATTTTTATAGAACATTTCAAAACGAAGGTAAAACTCCTAATGAAAAACAAATTGAAAAGTTTTTAACAAAGTTACGGGAAGAGTCTGCAACATATTATAAAGATAAAAGGCTTCCTCAGGTGCTAATAACTGACGTTGATGAGGAAAAGGCAAGTGAAACGCTTGACAAATGGATACAAGAGCAGATTAATCCAGAGGTGAAACCAGAGGTTTCTGAAACTTCTGTTGGAAAAGACGATGCCGCAGATGCAAATACACCAGAAGCCGCAATTCAAGCTTATACAGAAAGCACTTCTGATGATATAGTTTATGATACAGAAAAAATACTTGAGTATTTAACCAACATGCCTGAACTAACTGTGGAACAAATAACAGATAACATTGTTGATACTTTATCACAAGAACTAAACGTACCTTTAGAACGAATGAGAGACATGTTAACTAAATTCCTAAAAGGAGAAAAAATAGAATAAATGTCTAGCAATTATATAAAACGGTTACAGAAAACTAGTGACGAAATTGTAACTTCAGAAGATGCTGCAGCTTACGTTACGAGCAGTGATTTTTTAAATGTCTTTAGAAATTATCGTTACAAAGATTCCGGAAATAAAAAATATTTAGACATGTCAGACGAAGATGCTTTACATTCATTTTATGATTGGAGACAAGTTTATAACAACAACACAGCATTATTAGGTTTTGAACTTGTAGATGATGTCGCAATGAAAGAAGGTGTTGACCTTGCTGAGTATGGACACATTGTTAACATGTATGATAAATTACCAATGCCATGGAATGATGACAATACCCCGTGGACACAATGGTTAAAAAATCTTGGAGTATCTTTAGGAACTGACCCGATTAATTGGGTATCTTTTGGAGTAGGTGGACAAGTTGCAAAACACACATATAAAACGGGTCTTAAAGCAGCATTAAAAGGGTTGACGGCAAAAGAATTAAAAACACAATTACTTAAAGAAACAGCTAACGACGTTGCTGCAAATAACCTAAGAAACATTGTTCTTAAAGGTGCAGCACTTGAAGCAGGTGTTGTTGGGGGAGCGACAGGAGCACATGATGCTTTGTTACAACTTAGAAGCAAAGGAACTGGTTATCAAGACGAATTTGATTATAAAAGATTTGCTATCGCAACCGGTATAGGCGTAGGCACAGGTGGCATCATGGGCGGTACTTTTGCTAGATTTGGTGCACAAAAAACTTGGGATGATTTATTATCAAAAAGTTTAGATGAACTTGCTGATTTTGATTTTTATGGACGTAGCAAACAGACAGGTGATTTACTGTTCAAAAAAATTGATGACAAACTTTTTAAACAAAACCCGTCATATATAAGAAAATTACGTTCCTATTTTGAACCTAAAGAATCTTTGCGTTATACAAATGCAGATGGCGAAGATGTTGTATTACATATTAATCACCCATTACTTCCTTTTACCAGTAGAAAATTAGGAAACAGAACAATAGATAGAGTGCTTCCCTTAGATGTCTCTACGGACAAAATTAAAGTAACAGCAATTGACTCCGATAAAGTTTATGCTTGGTATACGCCTAAATCTAAAAAAATAATAGATGAAATGCACAAAAAGACAGGTACTAAAATTCCGAAACAAGGCAAAGCTAAAACTGAAACAATCAATATATCACAAACTATTATTCCTGATGTAAATATGCGTGCTTGGTTAGGAAGATTTAATGAAGATTTTAAAACAATTATTGGTGACGCCCCTGTTATTAGTAAAGCAGAACTTGAAGTTATTAAAGACTACAGGCGTAGTCAAAATCCACAATATGAAAGAGATATTATTGAACGATTTAGAAGCGACCCTGGTGGGTGGGCAGCAGATATTACAGGTGTATCAGATTTAAAATATGATGTTTGGGACAGCTGGATACAACACATGGGCATGACTAAGTATGATGATTTTGCAAAATGGCCTAAAGATAAACAAGATGAATTTATGGCACAACAAGATAAAATTGTTGCTAATTTATTTTATGCGATGGATGGTGAAGCATTAGTAAAACGAGAAGCTGCGCGAGCTCTTGAAGCTAGTAAAAAAGTAGGGAAAGCTGCAGGTATTGATGAAGACGTTATGACAGTTTGGCGGAAAGTTTTAGAAGAACAAGGTGTAACAAGTATAAAAGGCGTTGAGGAATTTTTAAATAAATTTTCTGCAGAAGAAAGATTTAAAATATATTCAGTTGCGCGAGACGCTATTGATGACCCAGCCGCTTTAATTAAATTAAAAACAGAATTAGGTTCATTTACTACTTGGGATAAAATTACAGGGTGGATGACTAACTCAGTATTAGCAGGAACAGCTACTCAAGTTATTACCATGTTAGGTAACTTAACAAACGTCATACGTTTACCAATAGAAAAGTTTTTAAAAGTTGCTGTGTTAAGTGCACAAGAGCGTGCGTTTCACAGAGAAGCTGCTAATGAAGCTGTTAACACTATACGGTATATGGGGTATTCCACAACCCACGCGTTAAAAATAGCGTGGAAAGCGGCTCGTGATTATAGTCCTGTGCTTGATGCTAAAGTTATGAAATTTGCAGACCAAGGACATCAAAACAATTTTAATGAATGGATGAAAACTTTTTCACCATTTGTAATTAAAACTGTTAATAGATACATTAAAAAATTAACAGGTGGAAGTACAGACGTTTTAGGTTTGAAAACACAAAAGGCACTTGACCTTACAACCCGTGGTCTTGTTACATTCCCAACTAGACTAATGGGTGGTATTGATGAATTTACTAAAAACATGGGTTACCGCGCAGGTGCTATGACACTTATAGAAACTTTATTACGTCGTAAATATCCTGAATTTAATAATTTTCTACCAGCTACTAAAAACGGCATGGCTTTTAAAAACAGAGAATTAAAAAAAGAAGCTGAAAAATTATTAAAAATGTTTTACAACGAAAATGGAAGTGCTAGACAATTTGAAGACATTGTTGAGGAGTTGGAAAAATTAAATTATCCAATACGTGAACGTGATTTACCACAAAGTAATCAACCTTTAGAAACTGCGCGACGTTACAGTAACCAAGACAAAGGTGAAGTTAGAAGTTACAAATATGAAGATGGTAAACGAGTGTGGGAAACTGAAAAAACAATAACTGGGAATGTTATTGATTTAACTACTAAATTTAAATGGATGAAACCTTTTGGATTATTATTTGTTAATACTCCTGGTTCTTTAATGCGTATGGAATTTCAGCGTATGCCGGGCGTCGGATTGTTTCAAAAACACATGTGGCGTATGTTGAAAAGCACTAATCCAGAAGAACGTGCGGAAGCGCTAACTAGACAAGCTTCAGGATTATTAATGTGGACCTCAGCTGTTATGTATGTTTTGAGTAACCCTGATGCTGTTATTGGCGGAGGCATGGTAGACAATTTTGAACAAAGAAGACAAAAAGAATTGGCTACAGGAGTTGTTCCTTATAGTGTATTAATAAATGGTAAATATGTAGAAATGAATAAACTTGATATATTATTTCCGTTATTTGCTGCAAAAGATATATATGATGCTGTAAATAAACATTATTTATATCATGATGAAATTAGTGATGAATTACAAACTAATTTGGGCAAGTTAGCTGTTGCTACAATACATGCTATGATGATGAATTTTGCGTCTAAAGCTTATTACAAAAACTTTATAGACCTAATGTATACCCTTTCATCAGGAGGTTCACTAGGGGCTGAAAAGACGTTTGGAAGAAAAGCAGAAGTGTATGGAGCTTCAATAGCAAAAACTGCTTATCCTCTTAGTTCTCTTTTTAAACAAACACAAACTACCATGACAGAATATGAACAGGAAACGTATGGGTTGTTACAAAAAATAAATTTATTTAGTACAAATTTTCCAAATAAACGCAGAAGTTGGACGGGTAATGTAGTAGAGATGAAAAATTCCTGGCTTTTAGGTTCTCTTCCACCAAGGCTGAGTCCATTCTCTGTTAGAAAATTCAATAAATCTGTTTATGATTTTTGGACTGATAGAAAGTTTTTGTATACACCCACATCTCACATTGATAAACTAACTGGTATTGATTTAAAAAAAGAACTGTATAGTGAAAATCAAAGTTTATATGATAAATGGATGGAATTAAAATCACAAATAACAAGTAGCGAGTTAAATATATACACTATAAATGCAAACACAGGTAAATTTGTAAACTTAAAATTAGAAGATGCGATTGTTAATTTAATTGAAAATAAAAAATCTTACTTATACACCCAGTTTCCACACGCAGGTACTAGTGCAAACGGTAAAAACCTTAGAGTTAAGATTACAAAAGGCTCACCTCCTACTATAGTAGATGACCAACAAAATCATATAATAACCCTTATAAGAGATGCTGAAAAACAAGCATACGTAAAATTACTAGAAGACCCTAAAGCAGCAGCAATTATAGAAAAACGTAAAAAAATAGAAGCAAAAATTGAAGAACAAAATAGGATTACAGAACAAAATATGGTAAACCAAATATTAAATCCACAAGGAGAATAAGGGACACTAAGGTACCCTTCTTAGAAGATTATGGCAAATTCATTTGTAAGATACACAGGCAACAACAGTACGACGGTATACGCAATCCCGTTTTCCTACCGTAGCCAAAGTGACATAACAGTCACACTTGGTGGAGTAGCAACTACAGCTTTCTCCTACAATGGAGCAGGAACACAGATTACCTTTGATACTGCACCAGGTACAGATGTTGCAATTCAAATAACTCGTACTACTAGTCAAGGTACAAAATTAGTAGATTATTCTTCAGGCTCAGTTCTTACAGAAACAGATTTAGATACTGATTCAGACCAAGCTTTCTTTATGTCACAAGAAGCTATTGATAATGCAAATGATGTTATTACATTAGATGCTGCTGATTTTCAATGGGACGCAAGCAGTAAACGTATTAAAAGTGTAGCTAACCCAACAGCTGCTCAAGACGCAGTAACAAAAAATTATTTAGAAAACACTTGGTTATCTACAAGTGATAAAACAAATTTAACTACAGTAGCTGGTATATCTAGCAACATAACAACTGTAGCTGGCATATCTAGTAACGTAACTTCTGTTGCAGGTAACGCCAGTAACATAAATACTGTTGCAGGCATATCATCTAATGTAACCACAGTAGCAGGCATATCTAGCAACGTAACAACTGTAGCAGGTATAGCTTCCGATGTTACAGCAGTTGCCGCAGACGCAACTGATATTGGAGCCGTAGCAGGTAAAGCAACAGAAATTGGAAGATTAGGAACAGCAGATGCTGTAGCCGATATGGCATTATTAGGAACATCAGACGTAGTTGCAGACATGGCATTATTAGCTACAACAGATTGTATTGCGGACATGGCTTTATTGGCCACTACAGATGTTATTGCTGACATGAATACCTTAGCAACATCTGACATTGTGTCAGACTTAAACACGCTTGCTACATCTGACATAGTTACTGACATTAATTTATTAGCAACCTCGGATATAGTGTCAGACTTAAACACATTAGCAACCTCAGATATAGTTTCTGATTTAAACACTTTAGCAACTTCTGATATAGTTACCGACATTAACTTGTTGGCTACTTCAGATGTAGTTGCAGATTTAGCTTTGCTTGCAACCTCAGATATTGTGAGTGATATCAATATTTTAGCTACATCAGACATTGTTACTGACTTAGCATTGCTTGCAACCTCAGATTTTGTTGCTGATTTAAACACATTAGCAACGTCAGCTATTGTTTCAGACATGGACACTTTAGCGGACATTGCAGCAAACATTACGACAGTTGCAGGCGTGTCAGCCAACGTAACTACAGTTGCTGGAGTATCAGCTAACGTTACAACTGTAGCCGGCATTGCGGCAAATGTAACAACTGTAGCTGGTGTTTCCGCTAACGTTACTACTGTAGCAACCAACATTGCAGGTGTTAATAGCTTTGCTGAAAGATATAGAGTAGCAAGTTCAGACCCTAGTTCTTCTTTAGATGAAGGTGATTTAGCATATAACACTACTGATAATGCTTTAAAATATTACACTGGTAGTGCTTGGGCTTCTATTACAGCAGGTATAGGAAACATTGTAGAAGATACATCACCGCAATTAGGTGGAGATTTAGATTTAAACGGAAACAATATTGACTTCCCAACTACTGCAAACATTTCAGATTGTATAGATAGTGATACAATGAGTGGGGCCAGTGCAACTAAATTAGCTACTTCTGAGAGTATTAAAGCATACGCTGACACAAAATTAACAGACATTGTTTCTGACACTTCTCCACAGCTTGGTGGAGATTTAGATTTAAATAGTAACAGTATAGACTTTCCAAGTACAGCAAACATATCTGATGTTAAAGATGAAGATGACATGGCTAGTAATTCTGCTACTATGTTAGCTACACAACAATCTATTAAAGCATACGCAGATACTAAAACTTCTAATGCAAAATTTAATGGAATTATTAATGGTGAATTTAGAGTAGCACAAAGAGGTACAAGTTTTACAGCAGCTACAAGCACAGTAACATCTGAAGCTAATAATGATGACACTTATCATTTAGATAGATGGTATACATTAAGTGATGGTAATGACATCATAGATATAACACGGGTAGCTTCGGGAGATGCAGGTAGAAGTTTTAATGGTATAGGATTAGATGTAGAAACTGCTAATAAGAAATTTGGTATAGCACAAATAATAGAAAATGTTAATTGCCGTGAATTAGTTGTTGGTAAAGTTAGCCTATCATTTAGAGCAAGAGTGTCTGCTACTACAAAATTAGATAACGTAAAAGCTGCAGTCATCGCTTGGAGTGGAACAGGAGACAGCGTAACAAGTGATATAATATCTGCTTGGAACGCAGAGGGCAGTAATCCTACTTTGATTTCTAATGCTACTTATGAAAATACACCTGCTAACTTAAATGTAACAACTTCATGGGCAACCTATACAATAGAAGACATATCAATGGATACAGCTGGTATCAATAATGTTATAGTTTTTATTTGGAGTGATGTTACAGATACCACAGCAGGAGATTTTCTTTATATATCAGATGTTCAATTAGAACCTGGTGAAAAAGCTAATGATTTTATTAGAGAAGATTACACAACAACGCTGTCAAAGTGTCAAAGATATTTTCAAAATCCATACAATGTTGTTGGAAATGCGTACAGTACACAGGGAGTTGCACTAGGATATTCTTTTCCTGTTACAATGAGAGCAACACCTACAGCTATTATGCACAATGGAATTGCACAAAACCAAGTATATTTAATACAATCTGGAGTTGCATCAACCATAACACCTAGCATATTTATGAATCCTCACGCTATTACTCATTACTATTATTTAACTGGTAGCTGGACAGGTGGAGCAGGTCTTGCTGTAATGACATCATTTCAATTAAAGGCGGAGTTATAAATGAGTTATCAATTACTTAAAAAACAATTTGAAGAAGAACAAGACCAAGGCGTTAGACGTATGTCTGATAGTGCAATAATACCTTTTGATGAAGACAACGAAGACTATAAAGAGTATTTAGCTTGGGTAGATGCAGGTAATACTGCACCAAGGGAGGGTGAATAAACAATGAGTACAAAATGTACATTTCCTACATGTGAGTGTGAATCACCATGTGAAGGTTATAAAGGTAAGTAAGTGCCTGTAAACACTGCTGAAACAAAAACAGCTGTAGAGATAGAACGTATTAAAGGAGATGTTCGTCTTATACAACAGTCGATAGAAATAATTAAAACTAACCACCTTAAACATATTGAGGAAGATTTGAGTTCAGTTAAAAAAGTTTTGTGGGCCGTAGGCTTTTTATTAGTCACACAGATGCTTATTATTATTAGAGAATTATTATTAGGAGTAGGTATTTAATGGTAGATTCAAGATTAAAAAGTGCAGGTGTGTCTGGTTACAATAAACCAAAACGTACACCTGGACATAAAACTAAAAGCCATGTTGTTGTTGCCAAAAGTGGTAGTCAGACTAAAACTATTAGATTTGGACAGCAGGGAAAAACTGGTGATAAAACAATGACTGCAAGAGCTAAATCATTCAAAGCTCGTCACGGTAAAAATATAGCAAAAGGTAAGATGTCTGCCGCTTACTGGGCTAATAAAGTTAAATGGTAGAAAGGATACAATAATATGCCAATGGGTAAAGGAACATACGGAAGTAAAAAAGGTAGACCGCCCAAGAAAGGTGGTAAAAAATTATCAGCTGGACAAAAAAAATTACCAACAGCAATACAAAAGAAAATAATGTCTAAAAGAAAGAGAGGTTAACAATGGCAAAACCTGGATTATACGCGAACATCCATAAAAAACGTAAAAGAATAAAAGCAGGAAGTGGTGAAAAAATGAGAAAACCTGGAAGCAAGGGGGCACCAACTGCTGCTAATTTTAGACGTTCAGCTAAAACTGCTAAAAAGAGGTAATTAATGTTTGGATTAGGTTTAGTATTTAGTGCTGTTAAAACTATTGGCAATGTCATGCAGCAACGACAAGAAACTAAAAGATATAATGCTATGGCAGAAAGAAACCATGCGTATCGTATGGCGCAAGGTGAAATAGAATACCAAGCACAAGTAAGAACTGACAATGCACAAGGATGGAAAGACGAGTTTGTTCTTATTATTGTATCACTACCTTTATTAGTATTAGGTTACTCTGTATTTTTTGGGGACGCTGATACAAAAGCTAAACTAGATATGTTCTTTGCATATTTTAACGCGTTGCCACAGTGGTATCAATGGTTACTTATAGGTATCTTCGGTGCTATCTATGGACTTAAACCAGCAGCCGGAATGTTTGGAAAGAAATGAAAACAGCGCTGATAGCTATTCTGTTATTAATTTTAATAGGAGCAGTAGCTAATGCAACAGACAACAGTACCGCTACACAAACGAATACATCAGGCAGTAACACAACTATTTCTGGCGGTTATACAAGTACAACTACAAACAACAATGACGGACAGACAAATACTACTACTAGCACTACGACTAATGCAACGACTAACAACAATTCTACGAACAACAATACTCAACAAAAAAAAATACCTGTTAATACAGCTGCTGCTCCTAGCATGAGTTCTTATTCACAAGACTTATGTATTGTAGGTGTAAGCGGAAGTGTACAAGCTACAGGGTTTGGTGTTGCTGGGGGAACGTTTCGTACAGATGAAAATTGTGAAAGAATGAAACTAGGTAAGTTGTTATATGACTTTAATATGAGAGTTGCAGCAATTGCAATTCTATGCCAAGATGATAGAATTTTTAGTGCTATGAATCACGCAGGTACACCATGTCCATTCGAAGGACAGATTGGTAAGGCAGCAAAAGCACAATGGAAAAAATATGATGTGGAAAGACCAGACTATCAAGAGTACACTAAGAATCTAAGACGAAGAAGAGCTATAGATGCAAGGTTAAACAAGGTATTAGAGAAACGAATTAATACAGAATTTGAATTGTATGGCGATGATGATGATGAAAAATAATTTTGTTGGTTGGTTTTATTTTCTTATTAGTTTTATGGTATTAGGATGGGCAGCTTTTGCTTACGATACTACTACGGGTAACTTAATCAACCAAGACTTTACTAACAATTCTTGGTCTGGAACTAACCAAAGTATTAGGCATGGTAACAATACAATTGCAGGAGTAGACAATAAGTATGTAGAGTCTACTATATCATTACGTGATACTCTTACACAAGAACAAATCAATGGTGGTTTTCAATCAGCACTTGGAGCTGACATTTGGTTCTGGAACACTAGAGAACAATCAGTTGTAATGAAACAAACCATAGGTGGCACTACACAGATTCGTACTATTGATAGAGTTGATGGTTATTATAATACTTATACGGATACTATTGTAGTTAATGAAAATACAGTTACTGATTACGATGTAAATGTAAGATTTGAGTTTAATGAATCAGGTAATTCTAATTACCATTATGCTGCAGACTTAAAGAATCCAACATTAATAGTTACCTATTGGAATAACCCAGTACAACCAGAAGTTATAGAAGAGATAGAAGAAGTATTAGATGAGTTTATAGAATGGGAAACAGAATTTGTTGAACCTGTTATAGAACAACCTACTTTTGTACCGCCCGTATTTGAAGAAACATTTTTAGAAGAGTTTGTTTTAGAAGAACCACAAACAATTGTTGTTTTAGAAGAAGAGTTCCAAACATTAGAAGAAGAGTTTGAAGAGGTGGAGATATTGCAAGTATTTGGAGGGCCTGAAATTGTGGAAGAACCCCAGGAAGAAGAAACTATTAGAGAGCCTGCAATGGAAACTGTTGCAACGAGCCTCATGGAAGAACAAAGTGAACCGACTGAAACTACCCCGGTGGAAACAGTTCCAGAAGAAGTTGCGAGTGAGCCATCCGGACCAAGCAACGAGCCAGTGGCGATGACTGAACCACAAGAGGAGTCTGAAGAAGAAGAATATAATGAACCAACAGTTACTACTGAAACTTTTGCTTCGAACGAAACCGCAGAAGAGGAAAACACTGTTGAAGAACCTAAAGGAGAAACAAACAGCCTACAAGCAGAAATCAAAGTTGAAGAAAAAGAAACCACCGAAATCAAAGTAGACGTAGATAGTATTACAGCTAAAGTAGAAACTATAGTCAAAGACGTAGACAAACAATTAGCAGTCATAAGCGTTGTAACACAGCGTGTCATGATAAGTAAAGCTCCTAATCTGTCTAACTACACAGCTGCGAACGCTGATTTATTTCAATCACAATTGTTTTATAGTCCTAGAAATTACAACGACAGTGTTGATTTAAGTATTTATGAGTCAGAAATTTATACGGACGGGAACGTTGTTAAACAAATTGTTATGAACGACCCTGTTTATAAATATCAAGAAGATTTACGCACAGCAACTTTTAATAGAATAGAAGCTGAACGTCAATTAATGGAGATAAGAGGTTATTAATATGGATTTAATAGAAACACTAAAAAAATATGCTGTATTAGTAGGGATTGTAGCCACTCTAGGTGGTGGGTTTTATACTTGGGGTGTGTTTAATAACAGACTCGATGAGCTTGAACAGTCTACCAGTACAAAAGCAGTTAAAGAATTAAACAAAAAAGTTAACGTCCTTGAAAAAGAACTTAGAGTTCTTGAAACTAAATTCGAGGAACAGTCAGTACGGCTGAAAAACCCACTAAAATATTAAGGAGTGTAGTATGTTTAAAAAAGATGACATTAAAGACGTCGCCGGCGATGTTAATGAAGAGCTAGAAGGTGAATTAGCTCAACCCGTTTTAATAATGTGGAACTCATTATCATGGCGAGGCAAGTTTTATTTAACAGCAAGCCAGTTATTAGTTATAATGCTAGCTTGGTGGATAGGTTAAGTTTAAAAAAGCAGGAGACTGCGACTTAACTTTAGGAGTATATAATGGACGAAAGTCAACAAGAAACAGTA